AACGCATTCATTTACAACCGCTTCTGGAGGAACTGTCGTTATTTCTATGGTTTATAGCGGGTCTAAGTATTTGGGTATGGGCGCCGGCGATTTCTTGACATAATTAGGAGTTAGATAATATGCCAACCATAAAATTAGTACAAAGCGGGTCTGTATCCATAAGCACATTTTCAACTGGGTCATATCAAAGCATAACTGCTGTAGATATGTCCGCGTCTTTTTTAGTAACATCATATCAATGTTCTGCCAATACGGCAAATGATGGATTTCTTACTGGTGATTTTGTAAATGATAGTTTGTTGCAATTTAGAACTTGGAATGCTGGTAATAGTACAACAAAAGAAGTCTGTTGGTATGTAATAGAATTTGTATCCGGTTCTGGTGTAATTGTTGAACGTGGGTCAGACCAATTTCCAGGACCATCAACAACTAATCCACTTGATATATCTTTATCTCGCACGTTTAATACTGGGTCATCTTTTCCTGTGTCAAGCTTTAGAAACGTGGGAACTTTAACAACAGCTGACGATAGTATTACACACAAATTAGGAAACGGGGGAAATAATTTATATTTCGCAAGTACTCAAGCTGACCCAAATGGTGACGGCCCAGTAGTATGGCAAGCAGTAGAACATTCTAGTTGCATTATTCAAACTGGAAGTATAGTATATTCAAATTCAGATACAGCAGTGATTGAATCTATAAATTCTGTAAATTTAGATAAAACATTATTGATGCTGTCATCAAATTGTTCTTCTAGTGCAGTAGGTACTTGGGGAAGTATAATGTGGATAGGAAATTTTGATTCAAGTACACAACTTCGTTTTCAACGGTCGGGTTCATTGGGGGCGGATGCAGACGGCGAACTTCAATATTATGTAGTAGAATTTACAGATGGAACTTCAGTTCAGCGTGGAACTATGAATTTTTCAGCAGGAACCGCTATACTAAGCTCTAGTATAACACCAGTACAAAAAAATCGGTCATTTATATGGCTTGCTGGAACAGATGGGACAAGAGGAACCACCGATTATACAGCTGATGACCAAATTGGATGTGTAACTTATACAAATAGATATTCTGGGTCTACGGCTTCAGCAGTCGGAGTACAGATTGGTAGGCAAAATACATCTGGAAATAGTACTATAGTGTGGCAAAATGTGGAATTTCCATCTCCATCGTCACCAACTTTTATTAAAATTATTGACTAAATTGTGTACATAAATACGTATTTTTCAATATTTTAATTATATTTATATTAGATAACTGTTTTAAAACAAGGAGTTTACAATAATGAGCGAACAAATAAAGTTTACAAAAGAGGAATTGGAGTCAATCACAGCAATACAGCAAGATTATCAAGCAAAAGCATTAGCATTTGGGCAAATAGAAATTGAAAAATTGCTTATGAATAAAAGAATTCAAGACTTGAATGGATTGACTCAAACTACTAAAGATGAATTTATAAAGTTACAAGAAAGAGAAGCAGGTCTGGCTAAGCAATTACAGGAAAAATATGGACCTGGAACATTGAATCCTCAAACTGGAGAATTTGTTCCGTCAGCAGAAGCTTCTTCAGATTAATTTAAATGATTGAGTGTTTTATAACAACTTAATTATATTTATATTTAAAACCAACTACTTGACATTTTGGAGAAATTAAATGGCAGAAAGAATCGTATCCCCTGGAGTATTTATAAGAGAGAAAGATCAATCATTTCTTGCAACTGGAATTGCAAATCTTGGTGGAGCAATAATCGGCCCGACCTTTGAAGGCCCGGCACTTGTTCCAACTCTTGTATCAAATTGGACTGACTATACACAAAGATTTGGCGCGAAGTTAGGAACAGTAGACTTTGATGCTACAAAGCATCACTACACTGACGAGACAGCAAATTCATATTTTGAAGGAGCTGGTGTTGGCGGGCCTGGTCTTACCGTTGTTAGAACTCTTGGGGGAGGAGGTTTCGCGAATTCTGGTTCTATACTATTACTCACGTCTGGGTCTATAGCTTCAGCATCTCTTCTTTTAGTTCCTACAGCAACTGGCTCTACTGCATTTGTAGCAGGAATAAGTAAAGTTTCTTTTGGAAGTGGAAGTGAAGCAGAGGGTGCAATTTCTACTGGTTCTGCGGCAGCGACATTTACTTTAATTGTATCTGGTACGCTTGGAACAAAGTGGTCAGCATCAATTTCATTAGACAAAGATTCTAATGTATATGTAACAAAAGTGTTGGGTGAATCTCCAAGTGGAGAAAAAGCATTTTATGTAGCCGTAGATTATAAGCAAGCAAACGATTTGATTTTTGCGGCGGACTTAGCATTGACAAGTTCAGTTCATACATATTTCCAAAGTGGTTCAGCGTTTGATGATATAAGTCCTAATTATGGATATACAAAAGCACAGACGCCTTGGATTCAGAATAACGGAGCAACAAAGAATCTATTTAGATTCTATACTATTTCAGATGGTTCAACAACTAATAGAAAATATAAAATTCAGATTGAAAATATAAAATATTATTCAATTGATGAAAGATATAGATTTGACGTAGTTGTTAAGGATTGGACAGATGATACCGACTCTCTACCAAATGAAATCGAAAGATTTTCTCAGGTAACTTGTGACCCCGCAGATACAAGATTTATTGCTAGAGTCATAGGTGATAAATATTTTACGTTCAATGCGGCAGACGAGAGAAGTGAAAACGGAACCTTCCCAAATATGAGTCCACATATTTATGTATTCATGAACACAGATTCTACCACAGGCGAATATGTATCAGCTAAGACAGATTACCCGTGGGGATTTGGTGTTGCGTTGAAACCACTTAATTCTACACCACCGCCAGAACGTTATATTACAAATACAGATGCTGGTGGTGATGAGAGAGTTCACTTTGGATGGGAGCATTCTGGTTCTGGAGATTCGTTGACAGATAACAGAGCATATCTTGCACCTGGTGTTGTCAACGCTGTTGGAGACACATCGTTTGCAGAGGGAACAAATACATTCTCTATGAATAATGTGACCGCAAACGGAACAGCAGTCAGTTCTGGAGACTTGTCTGATACTACAAGAACAAAATTCTTGCAATTCTCTATTCCATTACAGGGTGGATTAGATGGTGAAGCACCTTATACTGTAAAGAAAATTGGAGCGAACATTGCAACAGATAACTTCTATGGATTCGACCTTACAACGACATCTACAGTTGGAGGAAAAATTTATAAGGCGGCTATCTTGGCAGTATCTGACCCAGATGAAATTGATATTAATTTGATTGCACTCCCTGGTGTTATTGGAAGTCTGCATACAAATATCATAAATTATTTGGTAACTAAATTAACAGAAAGAGCAGACTGTTTTGCAATTATTGATTCTTCAATATTAACTGCATCAGTTGATACTTCTCTGTCAAATGTTAACTTGTTTGATACATCTTATGGAGCATCGTATTACCCGTGGGTTAGAATGGGATTACGTTATGTACCACCTTCTGTAGCAGTTCTTGGTGCATTCACGCAAAGTGATAAACTGAAAGCTGAGTGGTGGGCACCTGCTGGATTGAATCGTGGCGGACTTGCTGCATTTGGTGTGACGGATGTTAAAAAGCAGTTGAAGCAGGACGATAGAGATAATCTATATGAAGGTCGTGTGAATCCGATTGCAAGGTTCGCTTCTCAGGAAGCAACTCCACAGGTTGTTGTGTTTGGACAAAAGACATTACAACAGAAGGCATCGGCTCTGGACAGAATTAACGTTCGCAGACTTGTTATTAACTTGAAGAAATTTATTGCATCGGCTTCGAAGTTCTTAGTGTTCGAACAGAATACTACAGCGACAAGACAGAAATTCTTGAATATCGTGAATCCGTACATGGAAACTGTACAGCAGAAGAGTGGATTGACAGCGTTCAAGGTAATTATGGATGATACAAATAATCCATCTGATGTAATAGACAGAAATCAGCTTGTTGGACAAATTTACATTCAGCCTACAAGAACTGCTGAGTTCATTATATTGGACTTCGTGGTATTGCCGACTGGTGCAACGTTTCCAACGGCGTAAATTATAATTTATTTAATTTGGAGAAAAAAAGATGGCAGAATTATTAGACCCTACTGAAATCATGTTCACGGCCTTCGAGCCTAAAGTTAAGAACAGATTTATTATGTACATTGAAGGTGTGCCAGCGTACATGGTGAAAGCTAGTGGTAGACCGAGTATCAACTTTGAGTTGGTAACGTTAGATCATATTAACGTTAAGAGAAAAATCAAAGGTAAAGGTACGTGGCAACCACTTACAGTCACTTTGTACGATCCTATTGTTCCTTCTGGAGCACAAACTGTGATGGAGTGGGTTCGTTTATCTCATGAAGCTGTAACAGGTCGTGAGGGATATTCTGATTTCTACAAGAAAGATGTAAGCTTTAATGTTATAGGGCCCGTTGGCGACAAAGTCGAGGAATGGACTCTTAAAGGAGCATTCATTCTTACAACTAACATGGGTGAAATGAATTGGTCTGATGCAGGTCAGGTCGAAATTCAGATTACTCTCGAATACGATTTCGCAATATTGCAGTGGTAAACGAAATTTCTTGGAGAAAGCACAATGAAAATTAACGAACTTCAGTCTATTATAGAAGAAGAAATAAAAAATGTTATGTCCGAAGTAAAATTCCAGAATTCCGGGAATGAAGATGAGGACGAAAACGAAAAAACGTTCGCAAGTGAAATTCCTGGTGAAGAGGAAAATGATGTCGAGGCTGAAGTAGACCCAGCGAAATCTGATACCCCTGGGGAAGATCCAACAATTGACGAACCGATGGAAGATCCTAAAACTGGTGGAGACATCGGTGACGATATTGGAGGCCCAAGAACTGAGCTTATGTCTATTGCAGACACGGCAAAGCAGGCGGCAGAAAATATGCCAGAAGAGCCTGGCGAGTCCGAGTCGTGGGTTCCATCTCATCTAAATGCAGCAAAAGAACTTATATCTCATGTAGCAGAATATTTTGCACAGCATGCCGCGGAGCAACCAGGCGGAGAAAACGTTCCACCAGAGGAAGAAGTACCACAAGATACAATCCCAGCAGACAAAACCGAA